GAAAAAGATCGTTGCGGTTGCGGAGAAAGTTTTAGAGTCTAAAATTTGCCCACGGGTAGTGTAGAACTAGCAGGCATATCCCATATTTTTTTACGCTCAACACCTTTGCGTTGAGCAAATCGTTTAGTATCGCACGACGAGCAACAATGAAAATAGTTATTGCTCAGTCGTTTTCTATCCATTTGTTTTAAATCTCTTTTGAATATTGTGTCGCAACAGTCACAACGAAACACCGCTATGAGTTTACTACGTTTATAAACGTGTTCTCGACCTAGCTTACTGTGTCTAACATATTGACTTTCAACAAGTTCTGTCATTAGGAACATTCTGTATTTACATTCGGCTTATAGAATTTTGGAACTAAATAGTAGAGCAACCTTTAATCTTAGGATTCTACTATGGCAAGAAAAACGATTGACATCGGCGTTGTAGGTAACGACGGTACAGGCGACAGTATTCGCGACTCATTTAGAAAAGTTAATGATAACTTTAGAGAACTTTATGGAGCATTAGGATTAGGTAGTAGACTACGTTTTTCTACCTTAGAAGATGCACCACCGGGCGGCGAAGGCGATAATTATTATCAAGGGTTTGAAAATGCCATTGTTGCTGTAAATCAAAATACAGACGGTCTAGTATTCAAACAACTTGTAGCTGGCACTGGAATTAGCTTAAATTTCGTAAACGAAAACGAAATTACTATTACTAATACACGTTCAACAATTTCAGCAGATACAAGTCCAAGATTGGGAGGAAATTTACAAGGTCAATCTGGAGGCACACAGTTCAGAATTCAACAGCTGGCTACTCCAATAACTTCCGACGAAGCATCAAATAAAGCCTATACAGACACAAAAATATCCTTAGCAGGTGTTCTTGCTGAAGATCCAGCTGCCGAAGGTCAAATTAACACAGCCTTTGGTACTATGACTGGTCCGCTGATTCTTTCTAGAAATCCGGAACCGGAAGATGACATTACCTATAACGGATTAATTGCAGCTACAAAAAATTATGTAGACAATGCAGGTTTTGCTTCTGTAGCCAACTTATATGTAGCTACATCGGGTAGCGACGAACGAGTAGGTGTTGGTGCTAGTACTCAGGGACGTGCATTATCATTTGCCTATAGAACTCTAGAAGCAGCCTTAAAGAAAGCTGAAGAAATCATTCGTGCGGCACCTCCAGAAATTGGTCCGTACAAGAAAGTTCTAACCTGGACCAATCCCGACGACGGAGCTATCACTGATTGTACGTTAACAGAAATTGATGTTTCCCCAGACAACGGTGCTGGATTCAGCGGAAGGGTTACACTAACTATCGATGATATTAATCTAGTGTTTGGAGGATTTAACTATCAGGTTGGCGAAATATTAAGAATAAACGTTACTGGTGGGTTGGCAATCAACGCTGCTACTATACAGGTATTAACCGTTGCGGCCGAACCTGGTACACCTAACGGCCCAATCTTAACATATAGATTACTAACTGGTGGTAAGTTTGATGGTACATTACCCGAAGTAACCAGCACTGTAGACGGAACTGGTGTTGTTGTAACCGCAGGCAGTACCTACGGTACTCAAGGTATTTTTGATATTACTTATAAAGTCAGCACAGCAATTATTGAATCTGCTGGTAGCGGCTACAGTCTAGTTTCTGTTCGAGTTACTCCTCAGGTCACTGATACAGAAGCAACTGCAGGTTTTGGTTTCGCAGATGTTGCAGCAGGAACTATTGCTGGAATTACCATTACAGACGGTGGCGGTGGGTTTACAGAATTTCCTACGCTGGTAGTAAATCTACCACGGTTCGCAATTTATACCGCAGGACGTAGAACAGATTTTACTGGAGATGTGACCACAGACAGTGCTGTTGCACGTAGAGGGCGTGATATTCGAGAAGGTTTGTATCTACAAGGCGAAACATCAGGTGCTCTTGCACAGATTCTTGCACACAGCGGAGAATTAGACACATCAGGAAACGAATTATTTGATGTAGACATCAAGTACGGAGTATTTGAGCCCGGCGAAACTATTTCATATGGAGATGTGGCCAATAGTAAACATGTGGCAGTCTTTGTTGAAAGTGGTATCTATTACGAAAACCTACCCTTAAAGATTCCTCAAAACGTAGCTGTTATTGGAGATGAATTCCGTAGATCTATTATACGTCCAAAGAAAGGAGCTAGTTCAAGCCCGTGGGCTTTTCAATATTTTAGACGAGATCGAGTCATTGACGGATTGAACACTGCTAAGAACGAAGCGAATGCTGCTAGAGAAGATGTATTTGGATATCATTATCTAACAGACGCTAGCCAACCAATCTATCCAGAAGCTAATATTAATAACAAAGGTTTTTATAGATCAGCTGCTGATTTACTATCTCTCAACAAACAATTTATTCAAGAAGAAGTTATTACATGGATTAACAAACAGATTGTAGAAGAAGTTGCACCATTTGTTGACTTTGAATATAATTCAGATATATGTAAGAGAGATGTTGGTTTAATTATTGATGCTATGGTCTTTGACCTACGCTATGGTAGTGCTCCAAGAACTATTTCGGCAGCTTTAAAATATAGAGATACAAATAACGCCAGTGCTCAGTTGGCTATCACTACCCAGTTAAGTCAAACTGTTGCTGCTATTAGAAGATTAGAAATAGTTGCACAGGCGGTTATTAAAAATATTGAAATTGAGAAAAGCGAATATCTTGCACCAATTACAGGAACACTGATTACCTATGCTGAACCTCAAGTAGTCGATACAGCTTACTCAGCAGAAACCGGAGCAGGTGGAAGTTCGGTCACTGTTGCTTCTGTTACCAAAGGAACATCAACTACTATTTCTACAAGCACTGCTCATGGATTTACATCTGGCGACACAGTAGTTTTTAGCAACATGTTAGGTCTAACAGAGCTTAATGGAAATACTTATTGGATCAGTGTCGCTACATCAACATCGTTCAATATCTATACAAACTCTGCATTAACAGCATCCGTAAACAGTACCAGCTTTGGAACATACACTGCCAGCAGCGGTACTGTGGTTAACAACGGCGGGGTAATAGGCAGACTAACTGACGCAATCATTGATATCATTTCAAACAGCGGTTCTGTCAATGAGCCCTTAGACAACGATATGATGGACGTATTCTTGTGTAATGATGCAGTCATTGGTCGTGCTATGACTATTCAGGGTGCAGGCGGATTTGCAGCAGTATTAGATCCCGAAGGTCAAATTCTTGCTAAATCTCCCTACTTCCAAGAAGGTGCTGTTTTTTCAAAGAGTACAGGCCGTCAGACATTTGCCGGCGGTATGTTTATTGACGGCTTTGCTGGAAACATTCAATTTAGAATTACCAATAAAATTAGTAATACAAGATTACAGGTATCTGATCTAAAGCGTTTCCCACAATTGCCAGCATCTTTTATTGTTGACGATCAAGTTTATAGAATTAACTATGTTAGAGATTATACCTATACTACATCTGGTAGTACAGCTACGTTTGTTCTAGATGAGGTAACACCTTGGCCTTATGATGTCTTTACTTATAACGAAGAAGTTTGCCGAAGAGACGTTGGATTAATCATAGACGGGCTTGGTTACGATATTGTATTTGGATCTAACTACCATAGTCGTAGAGCTGGCCAGTCTTACAGAGAAGCTAATGCAGAAGTTGTTATCAATGACCAACTAAATTTAACTATTCAGGCTATTGATCGTGCTCACGATCGTGCAGACCTAACTCTTGCTGCATTATCGCCTGCAAGCAGTTACTCTGCTAGCAGAGCAATTGTAAGTCAGAGTAAACTTAATCTAAGAAATATTATTCGTAGAGGCATTACAGCTTCTCCAACTCTAAGTATACCAAATCCAACAGGTCTAGCATCTAATAGAGCAAATGCCAAAACTTTATTGATTAATAACTTAGAATTTCTAAAACAGGTTGGAACTGGGTATATTACTACAACATATCCTGCCTTGGCATTTAGTGCCCCTGACAGTCAGAAAGACATTGAAAGAATTATCGATGCATTATGCTACGACCTAACCTACGGCGGTAACAGCGAAATGCGTAAGTCAGCCTACGCATACTTTAACGGTGTAGGTGATGCATTAGTAATTCAATTGCTATCGACTCAACCAGAAGCCTGCGAAAACGCATTGACTACTGTAAAGAATGCTGCAAAGAACGTTATTGTAAACACCGCAGTAACGCCTACATACGGTGCAACAGCAGCTCAGGTCACAGGATCAGCTAGTGATGCAGCCATCCAGGGTGAGATTGAAACGTTGATGAGTATTATCATCACAGCGTTGAATACCTATAGAACTACCGGCGGAACCGAAGCAGCAAAACTAGCAGCAGCCGTAGCAACTTTACCTGCAGAAGTATTACCAGACCTAAGTGCCTATGCCTACGACACAAACAAGAAAACAGCAAGGACTACTCTACAAACTGCTAAAACTACTATACAGACCAATGTTATAGATTTTGTTAACGATAATGCCAACGTCTACGAAGTTCTAATGCCTGGTAACAGAAGTATGTTGTCAAACGACTTTACACAGATCTGTGACATGGGCTATGGATTGGTAACTAATAACGGTGGACTAGCTGAAGCAGTTTCTATGTTTACCTACTACTGCTATACTTCTTACTTCTCGTTAGGAGGAGGACAAATTCGAAGTGTTGGCGGTTCGTCAGCTCACGGTGTATATGCTCTAGCAGCTGAAGGTTCAGATCCCCTAGAAGTTCCAACGGCTGTTGACTTATATTATAATCTAGCACAAGGTGCAGTTGTTTATAATGACGGTGCTGCATATAACAATAGTATTAACGGATTTATTCTTTATGTCACTGACTATACATATCCTCCAAGAGACGGCAGTGAAGTTGAAATTGATCACGGAGGAACACTTGGTTTAGTGCGATATCCTGTAGTCAGTGCAGTTACTGAACAGGATTTTCCTACAGACTCAACTGGACAAAAACTTTATCGATTAAACTTAGACAGTGACGCTGGAGGATTAGTAGCAATAGTTGCGAACGGTACACGAGTGACCCTTAGAGTTAACACTGAAATAGTGTTAACAGGTGATGTCGTTGGCGTTGCTGTTCGTCCATCTACTGCTCTAAAGATTAATGAATTATTTGACACACAGCTATATCGTGTTCTTGAATTTGCTGATTACGAACCACCAACCAACGAAAACATAACCTGTACTTTTACCACAGGCACTGAAACTCTGGTTAACACTATAGTTGCTCATGGTCAACAGCCTGGCTACATTGTAAGATTTAATACCAGCGGGGCGTTGCCAGGAGGAATGATTATCGGAGACGAATACTATGTTCTCGATGATGGTTTCACTACTACAACTTTTAAGATTAGTATAACTAAAAGCGGACAACCACTAGAAACTACTTCCAGTGGTTCTGGCAGTCATTATTTTTATGCTTCGGGACTAGCTGCAACGACTCTAAAAGACGGTTACAACTATGCTGAAGTAACACTATTACCTAGACAAGAATTTGTTACCTACGGTCCAAGACTTATAGTTCTTGCAGATGAACTTATTGCTGGTGTAAGTTATTACATTGTAAGTTCGGGAACAACATCATGGACTTCAGTTGGAGCAGGTGCTAATACTGTTGGTACTGTGTTCACAGCCACAGGTGCTGGATCTGGTACGGGCACTGCGGTTGTTGACAATAGACGTTGCACATTTACTTTTGGCACTGATACAATCACATGTAACAGCCACGGTTTTAACAATGGAGATATTGTTAGGTTTGAAACCTCGGGTGCATTAGCCAATGGTTTATTTACTACTAGACAATATTTTGTTTATAACGTAGCTGCAAATACTTTCCAAGTGGTGGGATACCCAGGAAGCACTACAGTTATAGATTTTTCAGACAACGGATCTGGAATACATGCTGTACACTTAGTCAAAGGTAGAGTAGGAGATTCGGATGTAGCCGTAGTTGAACTAGGAGGCGTGGATGTAGATCGTATTGCTGGTTCTACGTTTACTTTCAAAGGTAGAGATTATGTTATTACTCAATACGATAGTCCTGCTATCACAGGCGAAACCTATGCTAAGATCTATGTCAATACACCATTTGAAGACAGTCTTGTTAATTTTGAAAGTGCAGTAACTCTGTTTGCTGGCGTAGTGGCTAGAACAGAAAACTCACAAGGTACACTAACAATTCGTATTTCGTTAACTCGTGTTACATCACATGACCTATTAGAAATTGGTACTGGTTCATATGCCGACACAAACTATCCAAACGAAATTTACGGACCTCCTGTACGTATTGCCACAGAAACATTACTGGACACAACTGGTGAAGTTGAATACGCACAGATTGTAGAACGCGGCGAAGGACGTTGTTTCTTTGTAACCACAGACCAGTTTGGTAACTTCTCAGTCGGACCATTCTTCCGAGTTGACCAAGGTACTGGTACTGTTACATTCTCTGCTTCATTGGCCCTGAGTAATTTGAGCGGTTTGGGATTCAAACGCGGTGTTCCAATTGCTGAATTCTCTACTGATACAAGTTTCTCAGATAATGCCACAGACACTGTGCCAACAGAAAACGCAGCCCGAGGATATATCGATCGAAGACTAGGAGTAAGTCACGGTGGCGACACTATTGATTCGGGTCGTTTAATACCTGCTACTACAGGTGGATTTATGGCTCTAACTGGGCAGTTAGCCATGAAGGGCAATATGAATATGGATAATTACCGTATTCGAAATGTTTCAGATCCTGTAGACGACTTAGATGCTGTTAACAAGAGAAGTTTAAAATTCTCAAGTTTAACTGACTTTGACTTTGGCGGTGTTAAATCAGGAACTATTATTGGATTTACTGGAGACGGAACACTAGCTCGTGCATTCGAAGTTAGCGGTGATGTGTTTGTTCCTGAAGACGGAATTACCACAGGTGTTGATTCAACACAAAATATTCTTAACATCTATATCAAACCCGGACAACTAGATAACGCAGATATTAATGCTAGTGCGGCGATTGCTCAAAGTAAGTTGGCCATGACTGCTGCCAGCACCAGAGCCAGTGCCGCAGGTATTAGTCAAGCAGACAGGGGTCTTGTAAGTTTTAATAGTGCTGAATTTACATTAACCAACGGATGGGCAGAACTCAAAACTAACGGTACTGCTCTAACAAAGATTGCTCAAATTGCCAGTGACACCGTACTTGGCAATTCAACTGGTAGCACAGGCGATGTAACCGCTGTTGCATTTTCAACAGTTATAGACGAAGGTCTAGCTATTAAGAAGAGCCAATATTCGTCGGTTGGTTTCTTAAGAAGAACTGGTACTACTACATTTAGCAGCGACGGCGACTATAGTGTTGTAGAAGCCGTTAGTCCTTATACTGGATTTACTGATACCGGTGCTAACAACAGACTGGTGATTAGAGACAGCAGCGGAGACTTTGGAGGTCGAGATGTTTACGCTAGCCGATCATTCTATGTTGGTACAAGTGCTAGTGCTAACAAAAAATTCTCCGATACTTCTGTATCAGCAACAGGCGGTACTGTTAACGTTTATGGATTTAGTGGAACACTCGGTATTGCGATAGGTGATGGATCTTTATCTAGCGATAAAGTTTCTACATACAGAAACAATAGTCATAGATTCCGTTTAAATGACGATAGTGCATTTGCATCTGTTCAGGCTAGTTCTATTACCGCTGATACATTTACTACAGGTGGTGCGAGTACGGCTGGTACATTAACCGGCAATTTTAGTCTAAGCACAACAAGTAACCTAACATTAGGTACCGGTACAATCAATGCTAGTGCTGGTACACTACAATCAACAACACTAACTACAGGTGCTGTAGGTACTGCAGGAACTATTACAGGAGCTTGGAGTTTAAACACTACCAGTAAGATCGTAGGTCAAACAGGTAGTGAAATTGATTTTAGTATTGGAACAATCAAGTCTAGAACATTTACTACAGGTAGTGCTGTAACCACAGGTACCCTAACTGGTAACTGGAGTTTATCATCTGGCAGTAAAATTGATTTTACCAACGGTACACTACAATCAACTACCTTAACTACAGGCAATGCTGCCACAGCAGGTAGCATTGTCGGAACATGGACTGTAGGTGCTGGCAGCTCAATTAATACTGGAGGTAGTTCACTAACAACCACAGCTATTACCACAGGAGGTCCGGCAATCGCTGGTACTATTGAAGGTGACTGGAGTATGTTAACTTCAAGTAACCTTACATGGGGTACTGGATACCTAGACATGAGGAATGGTACATTCTACACAGATACCATTACTACAGGTAGTGCATCCACTACAGGAACTATCACAGGAAGTTGGAGTTTAGTAGGCACCAGTGACGTAACATGGGGTACTGGATTCTTAGATATTAGAACTGGTACACTATACAGTGATACGCTAACTACTGGTGCTACCGGTACTGCTGGAGAAATTGTAGGAACTTGGACTATTGGTTCGGGTAGTTCATTTACAGCAACAGGTATTACTGGACAGGCAAACTCCGCAACAATTACAGCCACTAATGCTAATACCGCTAACCAAATTGTTCTACGTGATGGCAGTGGAAACTTTGCAGCTGGCACAATCACAGCAGCATTAAGTGGTAATGCTGCAACTGCTTCTAAATGGGCTACAGCTAGAACAATTACATTAGGCGGAGACCTAAGTGGTAGTGTTAGCCTAGACGGTAGCGGAGACGTAACTTTAACTGCAACTGTCGCTGGAAATACCGTAGCACTAGGTACAGATACCACAGGTAACTATGTTGCAAGCATTACTAACGGTTCATACATCACTGGCGGCGACGGTGGTAGTGAAGGTGCTGGATTAACCATAGCGGTTGATGCTACCAGTGCTAATACTGCTAATAAGGTAGTTGCTCGAAATGCCAGCGGAAACTTTAGTGCTGGTACTATTACTGCAACCTTTAGCGGTAATCTTACAGGTGATGTCACAGGTAATGTCACAGGTAATGTAAGTGGTAGCTCAGGTAGTTGTACTGGAAATTCAGCAACCGCCACATATGCAACATCTGCAGGAAGTATCACAAGTCAGGCAAACTCTGCGACAATTACAGCTACCAGCAATAATACTGCCAATCAAATTGTTCTGCGTGACGGAAGCGGTAACTTCAGTGCTGGTGTTATGACTGGTACTGCTACCGCAGCTCGCTATGCTGACTTGGCAGAACGCTATGCTACCGACAAAGAATACGAAGTTGGTACTGTGGTTGTGTTTGGTGGCGAAAAAGAAATCACAGTCAGTAACATTAGAATGGATACCAGAGTAGCAGGTGTTATATCTGCAAATCCTGCTTATATGATGAACTGCGAAGCAGGATCAGATGCTACACATCCATATGTTGCATTGACTGGTCGTGTGCCGTGTAGAGTCGTAGGAAAAATTAAGAAAGGTGACATATTGGTATGCAGCGGCATTCCAGGTGTTGCTATTGCAACAGATAATCCAAGGATAGGATCTATGATAGGAAAAGCACTTGAGGACTATGACTCAGATCACATAGGCACTATTGAAATCGTAGTAGGGAGAGCATAATGACTAGACAAACAATAGATTCAGGAAAAGCTCCCCTAGTTTGGAGCAACATTGATGATGCATTTACTAAAATCAATGCTAACTTTACAGAACTATATGCAAGTATAGGAGAGACTGGAAGCATAGGTTTTGATGCTTTGGAAGTTAGTTTGATACCAAAAGACAATGATACTTATAGTCTTGGAACATCAACCAAACGATGGCAGAATTTATTTCTCAGTGGGACGTTTAGTCTAGGCGGTGCTCAAATTACCGCAGAAGGATTAACCATAGACCTGCCTAGCGGAACAACCGTAGGTGGTCAATTAATCATAGATCCCACTAAGCCAATATTTTCAGAGTTCTCTGTTAACTCAGATACTTCAGTAGTAGCTGATAGCTTTAGAGATGTATTAGATTTTCAAAGCGGCACAGGTATTAGTCTAAGCGTAAACTCATCAGCAGATGCTATTATTTTTACCAATGCCGGCGTAACTAATATTACGGCAGGTGCAGGTATGAGCGTTAGTGCTGGTACGGGCAGTGTTACTATTACCAACACCGGTGTTAGAACAATTACGGGTGGAGACGGATTTGAAATCACTGATAGTTCGGCATCGGGTGATTTAATTATTAACAACACAGGTGTAATAAGACTACAAGCAGGTGCCGACATTACTCTTAGTAACGGCGGCTTGCCCGACGGTGATGGAAAAATTATTATTACAAACAGTGCTCCTGCAGGTAATGCTTATAGAACAATTGCGGTATCAGGCGAAGCATCACTGGTTGCTGGTAGTACTGCGGCCACATTAACATTAATAGAAGGCAGCGGTATGAATATTACCACTGCTGTTTCTTCAGGTGCATTGACCAACAGAATTACATTTGAAAATACTGGAGTTCTTAGTTTAACTGCCGGAGCAGGCATTACCCTTTCAGCTTCAACCGGAGCTGTTACTGTAGGATTCAATAATCGTTCAGATATTATTGGAAGTATATTTGCAGATGATTCAACTATGTTAGTTGACGGAACCGGAGCACAAATAGTTGGTAATATTAATACATCGAGTTTAAAAACAAGTCAAAGTGCTATTTCATTAGGGGGTGGTGCTGGTCTTACTTCGCAGGGAATTTTAGCTGTAGCTGTAGGTCTTAATGCTGGTAACAGTTCTCAGGGATCATATGCTCTAGCATTTGGTAACGGTGCAGGTGAAACTTCACAAGGTTCGAGGGCAATAGCAATTGGTAGGACTTCAGGATCTAGTACGCAAGGTGTTGGTGCAATAGCCATTGGAGAGTATGCTGGACAAACCAGTCAAGGTGCAAATGCCATTGCTATTGGTGCTTATTCTGGTCAGACAAATCAAACTGCTGGAAGCATTATTATTAATGCTACAGGGTACGTTGTCAACGGAGCGGCTGCGGCATTTTATGTTGATCCGGTACGTTCTGGATCTAGCACAGGTAACATACTAAATTATAATACCTCAACTAAAGAAATATTTTATTCATCAACTTACGACGGTGATATTACAGGTAGTGTGTTTGGAGACGATTCTACTAAACTTGTAGACGGAGTAGAAAGTAAAATTGTTGGCCCTGTTGATTCTGCCACTGTGACAGCAAGTTTATATTTAAAAACTGCGGTCTATGCTGACTCTACGGCTATAAGTGCTGCAATACCTGTAGCAGTAAAAGGCATGATAGTCTACGATGATGGTACCAGTCAATTCAAAGGCTTTAACGGTTCTACATGGGTAGCATTAAATTAACGGAGCGATAAATGGCTAAAAAAGTAATCAACGTAGGTACTAACGCTAATCCAACTGGTGATAGTCTTAAAAATGCCTTTACCAAGGTAAATGATAATTTTACAGAATTATATAATGCATTAGGACTAACAGACGGATCAGTAAACGTTGGTGCTTTTGAGTTTTCAGGTAGCACCAGTGGTATAGCTACTATGACAACCACAGACAGTAGTGCTATACTAATTGACCAAACTGTTACTGTAGGAAGCAATCTAACTGTAGGTGGAGACATTCTTCCTAGCGTGGCCAATGGTGGAGATCTAGGAAGTAGTGCTAAACCTTGGCGTAGTTTATACGTTAGTAATTCAACTATCTATCTTGGCGGTACAGCATTAGCAGTAAACCAATCTGGACAACTGACTGTTGGTGGAGTTGCGGCTAATACTAGTAATCAATTAGTCAATGCTACAGATAAAATAGTTTTAAATGAAGAAGGTGCAACTAGACTATCGATGTACCTTAACAATGTAGAAAAAACTAGGTTACAAATTAATGGCAACGATCTTTTACTTTCCAGTCTAGCAGGCGGAGTTGTTCTAGCGGCCACAGACGGTGTTGGCGGAGAATGGAGATTTAAAACTAACGGAAATTTAGAATCAACTGGAGGCAACTTCCTAAGTGCTGCTGAAACTCCAGCAGTATTTGGTAGCTTGAATTCTACATCAACTGGTGCTAGTAGCGGAACAGTTACTCTTAAATCAGGGACAGGCAACGTTGACGGCGGGAGCATTTACATAGAAGCTGGAACAGGTGGCTCGGGCAATGACGGCGAAGTGGCAATCAGAACCAGTTCTGGACCTTACGAATGGTTGTTTGACAATGGTGGTAATCTAACAATACCTGGTGAAATACGACACAGCACTACTAACAACTGGTTAGATTTAAATTTAGCTGGCGGCAATGTTGGATTGGCCAGTCAAACCGGTAGTGTAGGAATCTATGCCGATTACGCAGGTGGTCCCTATACTTGGTTGTTTAAAGACAATGGCTCTATACAGTTTCCCGATATGTCTTTGCAGACCACAGCCTATACAGGTACTGCTAATTTAGCCACAGTGGCAAGGAATATAGAAAACGAAGGTGATGTAAACATTACTGTCAATTTGACAGATTCAACAAAACGTATTTGGCTTTTTGGCGAGGATGGAAATTTAACATTCCCCGACGGTACTAATCAATCTACTGGATGGACTGGAGGTATTAACGATACCAATAGTTATGTAAACTTTTCTACCTATCCTCCTATGCCAGGGACAATAATGTTTGCAAATGGTTCAGTGCAAACTGAGGCATTTACCGGATATGCTAACACGGCAGGTATTGCATATTCTGCATATAACATCGACAGTGAAAATAACGTAAGTATTACTGTCAACCTAACTGACTCAACAAAACGTATTTGGCAGTTTGGTGAGGATGGCGTTCTAAATCTCGCTGGCAATCTACAGTTTTCCGATGGCACTGTGCAGACCACAGCAACACCTACAGAATTAACTCCTTTTATTAGATCTGGTGTAATAACATCTGGTGCCAGCTTTTCAGCCTACGGAATCACCATAGCTATGAGCGGAACAAATCCGTATACTATTACAGCGGCAATAGGAGCCCAAGTAGGGGGCGACTCGCGTATTAGTTCTCCTAATTACACAGGTGGTATTAGTACTACACCAACATCTATCTTTACGATTACTGCGACAGGTCAATCATGTATTGCTATAATTTCCGATGTAAATACCTTCGCTATATACAGAGTCACTGTACACAATATGATAGTGAACGATCCTAACTATGAGTTAACAATGGTGGCTATCGAGCAACTTAGAAGCACCGCATACGACAGCGGCGGTCCTATATAAACATAGGGTAAATATAATAAAGAGAGCGTAGAACAACATGGCTATACAAACAATCAACATCGGTAACATCGTAAACGACGGCCTAGGCGACGATTTGCGAACAGCGTTTCAAAAGGTAAATGCTAATTTTACTGCACTTAATACTAGCTTAACAATCACAGCAAGTAATTTAGGAACGTCCGGAGAAGCTGTTTTTAAACAAAAAACAGGAACAAATTTAGAATTTAAAAAATTAGTAGCCGGAAATAAGATCACACTAACCAGTACGCCCGAAACTATTACTATTGCTAGCACAGAAGGTGATACATTTACTAGAATTACCACTCAATCGGGTTACGTAGATGCCAACGATCATAGATACATTACCATACAAGGTGATGCCGATGTTAGTGTAACAGCAACTAACGATGTAATTACTGTTAGCACCATACTAGATCTAAAACAAATATTAAAAGTTGTGGACTTTGGGCCCGTTGCTGAAGGTAGTCAAAAATACGATAATACTGTACAATTTAATACTGCTATGGCTAATATTGATTTTGGTACGTGTGCAGCTCCTAGCGAAATTAATCTTGTAATGGAAACATTTGAAGAAAGCCTATGACAATTTCATGGATTACTCCCGCTGGCAGTCTAGGGACCATTATTGAACGTGTTCCCTTAGATATATCGCTAGAGGCTCGATCTAACGTTGGACAAATAACTTTTAGTCTAATATCGGGTAGACCTCCTAGAGGTATGCGTTTGAGCGGACTTACCACCTACGATAGTTCTATATCAACAACATCAGTTAAAGGAAGTCCCAGCGAAGTAAGAAGGTTTACTACGTATAGATTTGTTATCAGAGCTAGTGATGGAGAAGACATTGAAGACCGAACATTCAGTATATCCGTGGACGGATCTGATGCACCAGAATGGGTGACTAGGGAAGGGTTTTTAAATGTCGGCCCTAACAATGCTTATTATGTTCTAGATAACAGTTATGTGGATTTTCAATTAGAAGTTCGAGATCCGGATATTAATGCTGGCGATGTTATTGAATATTATCTCATTCCCAACGGGGGAGAATTGCCACCAGGTCTATCTTTAAGTTCAAAGGGTCGAATAACTGGATTTACCGATCCTGTATTTGCCTTAGAGTACAATGAAACAAGAACTGGGGCCTACGACGCTGGCACATTTGACACACAACCTTTAGATTTAGCCAATACTGATACCACAGGCTTTGACAGTTTTATCTACGATCTTCAAGGATTTGATTACAAAGAAACTACCAAAGCTCCTAGAAGACTTAGTAGATTCTATACATTTATTGTAGCAGCTTCCGACGGAGTAACTGAAGTTAGAAGACTTTTTAGAATTTATGTTGTCACTGAAGAATTTTTACAAGCCGACAATAGTATCGTACAAGTTGATACTAATTTATTTCAAAGTGACGGAGACGGCACTAGAAAACCGTTATGGATTACTGAAAGTTATTTAGGGCGTGTAAGAGCAAATAACTATGTAACACTTTATCTAGATGTTTATGATCCTCCTAGTCTGGAAGGAACAATTACTTATTTTAAACTCAATACTAATCCCGGAACATATACATTAAAGTCCACAGGAGAAACAATAACCAACGGATTCTATGAACTCAGCGGACAATTGCCAGAATTTAAATATGTTCAAAAAGGAAATTGGTTATCCACCGATGATTATGTTGTTGGTGACACAGTTATATACAATGGACAAACTTGGGTATGTCAGCGTGACAATAGAAATTCTACTCCTACATTATCTAGCGTATATTGGGACAGAAATATATCAACTATTAATCCAACATTTAAAGCAGCAAATCCCCTATCATGGACTGTGATAGAACCAGAAAGCACCAGCGAATTTCCACCAGGTATGACCTTAGATACTCTAACTGGAGAGGTTGTTGGTCGTGTTCCGTATCAGGCTGCGGTTACAAAAACTTATAAATTTACCTTAGAAGCTGTTAGTTTTCCTCCTGTTCTATTTGAACAAAATTATGAACTAAGGGGCGAATGGTCGTCCACCGCTGATTATGTTGTAGGTGATGCAGTAAGATACAATACATTTATCTGGGTCGCACTGCAAGACAATAGATTTCAAATTCCATCCGACGGACTTTATTGGGATCGAGGTGTTTCAACTGCGGCAAAAACATTTTCTGTAGATATCATAGGTGAAATTGAAAGTGCGATAGAATGGATCACAGACAGCGATCTTGGATACATTCCTCCAAACATTTCTAGCGATAAATTTATTGTTGCTGAAACTAAACTCTACGGCGGAAGAACCATATATGAAATAACCAACGGGAGTTTACCTCCTGGTCTAGAATTAATCAGCAACGGTCTAATTCAAGGAAAAGTAAAACAGTTTGCAGATATTAATGGCCCGGGTCTAACAAGATTCTACGAACGATCAGATTCGGCAGAAGATAGTTCTACTAGGTCAAGAGTGTTTTCCGAATCTTGGGACGGCGGAGATACAAGTTTTGACAGGGTCTTTACCTTTGATATTAAAGCTAAAGATGTTATCAATGTTGCAGAAAACATTAGAACATTCACATTAACAGTTGCAACAAAAACAAATGTAACATTTGCCAATTTATATGTTAAAGCATTTCAGGCCAAAGACAAAAGATTGGAATGGTACAATTTTATCACTGACAATAATATTTTTAGAGAAAACGAAATCTATAGATACGGCGATCCTGCTTTTGGAATTCAAAGCGAACTTAAGATGCTTGTCTATGCAGGCATCGAAAGTCGAGATGCTCAATACTTTGTGCAATCTATGAGTAGAAATCATTACAGAAAACAAGTTCGGTTTGGTGATGTTAGGTCTGCTGTGGCTAAAGATCCTGTTACTCAGGTTCCAATCTACGAAGTAGTTTATGTAGAAATCATAGACGAATTTGAAAAGAATGGCAAGAGTATCAGCAAAACTGTTGAGCTACCAAACGACATTAACAGTAGTATTTTAACCAGCTTCGATGCTATTAAAGTTGACAGTGATATACCGCTGGCCAGCCAACAAGACCATCAACGTGTTTTTCCTAATAGCTACAAAAATATGAGATCAAGAATTAAAGGAATTGGAGAAAGAGATCGAGAATTCCTACCATTATGGATGCGTAGTATACAGCCCGATTCGTTTGTAGAGCCCGGTTGGGTTAAAAGTATAGTCTTGTGTTACCTAAAACCAGGCTATTCAACTAATGTTATAACAAGAATAAAGAATAACGGTTTTGATTTTAAAACCCTAAACTTTACTATAGATCGCTATCTGATTGATGTAATCAACGGAGTCTTTGAGAATAAATACCTAGCGTTCGCACAACGTGGAGAAAAATTACCGTGACCAGCAATATTAACTATTTGAGCATAAATGAAAACTTTCCTGTAGCAGGAGAGGACAACGACACACAGACATTTAGAGATAATTTTGATACTATTAAGACCAGCCTAAGATCTGCTCAGGAAGAAATTACTGATCTTCAAGCAAACACTGCCAAAACAAACGCAGATAACAATTTCAGTAATAAAGAAATTACTGACGCTGTGTTTAGAAATACAATGGTTAAAAAGTTTGATGGCGGTATTATTACAACTCCAACAACATTGTTAACTGTTGACTACGAGAACGGTAATTATCAAGTTTTTAGATTTGCTGCAAACATGAGTATTGATTTCCAAAACTTCCCCACTAACTCTGCAGGAACAGGTCCGATTGGTTGTGGAAAAATTACTTTAGAACTCTACGGCGACGGCAGCTCTAGAACACTTACATTTATTACCAGCGGCGGCACATTGTTTAGAAAGAACAGCACTTTCCCAGCAACATTTACAGTGAGTTCTAATTCTGCTCCTATTATCATTGAAGTTTGGCAGCACAATTCAACTTACATTTTCATGAATTATCTAGGACAATTCAGTTAATGTTTCATCCCTTGCAGGAAGACCTTACCAAATTTACAGATTCCGAAATTGAATCTAAACTACAAGAATTGAGCAGAAAATACTTTGCTGCACAACGTATGGGCAGTATAGACCTATTGACACAACTATCAACCTTTGTTACAATATATAGAGACGAATTGTCAAGAAGATATATGAATAGAAACAAAGGCGACCTAGATAAAGATCTAGATCAATTGATAAATGTTGATTGAAAATACATTAGAAAACTTATTAAAAGGAGTTATGCGATTTGGTCCAGAAATACTGGAAAATTGCGTAACCAATCCTAACGACATCATTAAATATCTCGAAAGAGTAGATCAAGAAAGACTAGATTATCCATTAACTAAATTAGAAATAGACAAGAATAATTGGTTTATTCCTAAAGAATATAAGGATATGGATATCGAAGATTTTTTGATTGAACACTGTCCAAAAGAAAACTACAATCGATTACAGCTAGAACTAGACCTGTATAAAAAACACAATATGATTCCTGTGTTAAAAACTATGAAATATATTGTAGATACCTTAAGGTCTAATAATATTGTTTGGGGAGTAGGTCGCGGCAGTTCCGTATCTAGCTATGTACTCTATTTGATAGGGATACATAAGATAGATAGTGTTAAATATAACTTACCAATCGACGAATTCTTTAAAGGAGAACAAAATGGGTAAAACATATACAAGTATGAGAGGCAAAGAAGTTGACATGGAAAAACTCAACATGAAGCACGAAACTACTCCTGCTGTTGGAAATGTCAGAGTCAATGCACGTGGCGACGAATTGGGCCCCGGCGGAATTGTTAAGAGAACTAGGGAACAAGTATTAGCCGATTATTATGCTAATAATCCTAAAGCACTCCACGACGAAGTTGTTGCACCGCGTAGAAAATAAGAGGAATTTATGGGAACTGCCTACGATGTAAAGCATATCAACATTCGTGCTCTAAACGATGATGTTCTTATCAGCGACATGGATTTTGACGAAATGAAAACTGCTAGCGGCATCGTTATTCGTAGCGACGACGGCAAAGTTCACGGAATTAAGCCTCGTTGGGGACGAGTTTACAAAATTGGTCCAAAACAAAAAGATGTCTGTGAAGGTCAATGGATCTTAATTGAACACGGACGTTGGACTCGTAAGATTAAAATTGACGACGGTTCTGGTCCCAAAGAAATTCAAAAGGTAGATGTCAACGCAATTTTAGCAGTTGCCGATGAAAAACCAAACGATTTCTTTATTGGTTTAGAATAATGAGCTTTAAAAAATCATGGGACGTTCAAGATGTAATGTCCCAAATTTATTCCTTATCTAGGGAATGTTCTAGTCCATACAACGACGGGTTTGTTGCATGGGGATGCAAGCAAGATTTATATCAAATACAAGAAGCCATTTCAGAAGCACTTCGGAAATGTCCAACATTCGCAGGTGAAGAAGAGTGGTTGACAGAGCAAGAACAAAAACGTATAATTAAAATTCTTAAGTCATAAGGATTTTAAATGCGTATTGGAATTATTGGAAGTGGTTTTGTCGGCTCTGCGGTTGCTCATGCTCACAGCAACGATCAAATTATAATCAATGATCCCAAGCATCCTAAAAGCAGTCCTTTGACAGAATTTGTTAACTGCGATGCTATTTTTATTTGTGTCCCAAGCCCTAGCACACAAGACGGCCATTGTGACACAAGCATTTTAGAAGATGTTCTCAAACAACTTTTGTTTGTAAACATATCAACTCAGATTCCAATAATATCTAAAGTTACTGCACCTCCTAGTGTGTATGCAAGGTTACAAGAGCAGTATCCTAATCTTGTACACGCACCCGAGTTCCTTACAGCTAAGAATGCTATGTGGGATTACAAATATGGAAAGTTTGCTATAGTAGGTGGCAATACTGAATGGTCAATTCGTGCTATGAAAATTATTGCCACGGGTCTAGTAGAAATTAGAGAAGGCGATATTATACTAACTGATATAAAGACTGCAAGTTTTTACAAATATCTAATGAACAGTTACCTAGCTATGAAGGTAACATTTATGAATGATTTTTTTGAACTTGCGTCGTCGCATAGTTTGAACTGGGAAGAGATTCGGGCTATGCTAAGGAAAGACTCTCGAATAGGAGAGTCGCATACTACAGTACCGGGACCGGACGGTCAATACGGTTGGGGTGGATTTTGTTTCCCTAAAGACGTTGCGGCCATATGCGAGGAAGCCCTAGACAATGGTCTAGACTTTCCATTGATGCAACAAGTAGAAATGATCAATAAAAAACACAGGAGAAAAAATGACTAATCCGTTTAGAGATCAAGAAAAATTTATGAGAGCCTGCGATCAGCAGGTTGATAAATTTGATCTAGATCAATTTTCATTGTATGTAAATTTAATTAAAGAAGAAGTAGAAGAACTAGCACTAGCATTAAACAACAACGATAGTTTAGAAACGTTAGATGCTCTAACTGATATTTTAGTTGTTACCATTGGTGCCATACACTCAATGGGTGCCGATGCAGAAGGTGCTTGGAAAGAAGTAATGCAAACTAACTTTGCTAAAATTGATAAAGACACAGGCAAAGTTCGTAAGCGTGAAGATGGCAAGGTCTTAAAACCGCAGGGTTGGACTCCGCCAGATTTGAAAGAATTTTTAAAGAAGAATGTATAGAATTTATTTTTATGTTTACAACAATGTACAAACACAGGATTTTCAAACTCTTAACGAAGCGTTTGAATTTTGGCAACGTTTACCATTTGAAACTTTTAGAGAATTAAGAAAAATATGAGAATTGGATTTACCTGCTCTACCTTTGATCTGTTTCATGCAGGTCATTTGTTTATGCTCGAAGAAGCAAAAAAACAATGTGATTATCTGATTGTTGGACTACAAACCGATCCAACTATCGATAGGCCCAACGAAAAGAACAAACCCGTCCAGTCAGTCTTTGAAAGATTCATCCAGGTTGAAGCCTGTAAATATGTTGACAAAGTCATACCCTATGCTACAGAAAAAGAACTGGTTGATATATTGCTTTCCTATCCTATAGATGTTAGAATATTAGGAGAGGAATATCAAGAAAAGGACTTTACAGGTGATTATTTAGAAATGGAATTTTATTTCAATAAGCGAAGGCACAGTTTTTCAACAACAGAATTAAGACAACGTGTAGTGGCTGCAGAAATTAATAAAGGATTAAAAGATGGAAGTACAACCTAAAGACACAAGCCGGGGACATTTTTATGTCAGCCTTGTAAAAAGCGGTTTAAGAATTGTTGCAGGGGGAGTGCTTATTGCAGGTAATTTATATTGGGCTGGTGCTCTTATCATTACAGCAGAAATATTAGGAATTGTTGAGGAGTTGGTATGATGATGTTTATTCTAGGTTTATTAATTGGTGGAAGTCTTGGGGCGTTAGGTATGGCAATGGCCTGTGCCGCAGGACGAGCAGACGAACGTGCTGAGGCTATGCAAAACAAAACAAATGATCAATAATAATTACGAACCACCGGAACCCTGCTATATTATAGAAGGTGAATGGGCAAACACAAACGAGGACACAGATGAAAGAACTATGGGTAGAGAAGTACAGACCGAAGACCATTGATGGTTATGTCTTTAGAGACGATCATCAACGTAAACAAGTAGCAACTTGGATTAAAGACAACAGTATTCCTCATCTTTTGTTGAGTGGTGCAGCAGGTATTGGTAAAACCACTTTGGCTAAAATACTAATTCAAGAATTAGGTATAGAAGAGTATGATGTTTTAGAACTAAACGCATCGCGAACTAACTCAGTTGACGATGTTCGAGATAAAATTACAAGTTTTGTACAGATGATCCCTTTTGGTCCGTTCAAGGTTGTTTTACTCGACGAAGCTGACTACTTATCGCCTAACGCACAGGCAGCATTACGTGGAGTTATGGAAGAGTATCATGCAACAGCTCGCTTTATTCTTACCTGTAACTATCCTAATCGTATTATACCTGCTCTACATTCAAGATGTCAAGGATTCCATATCGAACGTACTGATCTTACCGAATTTACTGCTAGGGTCGCCACTATCCTTGTTGACGAAAGTGTAGAGTTTGATCTTGATACGTTAGATCTTTATGTAAAAGTTACATATCCAGATTTGCGTAAATGTATCAATCTTGTACAGCAGAATGTACACGATGATAAACTTTCTCCGCCTAATAAAGGCGATGCAGGAGAAGCAGACTGGAAATTTGATATGGTTGATCTTTTCAAAGCTGGAAAAATTTCCGAGGCACGTAAATTGCTCTGTGGAAAAATTCGAGCAGAAGAAATGGAAGATGTTTATCGATGGCTCTACGATAATCTTGATATTTTTGGCGAAGAGTCTAAACAAGATCAAGCTGTTTTGCTTATTAAGGCAGGTTTAGTTGATCATGTTGTTTGTGCAGATCCAGAAATTAATCTTGCAGCCACGTTAATTAAACTAGCAAGACTTTAATGACTGATGAAGAAAAATCAAACTTAGCCAAAGGACGTAACAGTTTTGATGTCAATGTAGGCGGAACCTTGGTACCGTTCTTTAATAGAAACGTATCAGAGTACCCTACAGAAGCAGGAGGAGCCAAGTTTGATTTAGTCCCTGTTACCAAGCAGAAGGACATTATGATCAATCATGCTAGGATGTATGCCCAGCAAGAGTATGATCGTATAATGGAACTTGTCGCAGTATTACAAAAACAAGCCAACGATATTAAGCGTAGATTAGAAATTACAGATGCTGTACACGCTGCCGAATATCAATTTAGCCCTGTAATGGGAAACTGTTATTGGATAGTTTGGGACAAACGCAAAGAAAAAACATTGTTAGTGCATAATGGTCCTAGAGATTGGAGTACCGGTGCTCCTGAGGATTATGTCTATCAAACACAAGTAAAGTATATGGGCGATCACACATGGATGGAAATCAATGAAGGATAAGTTTATAAATCTATACATGGACTGGGCACGGCGTTGTGCTGACCTTAGTCATGCTCGTAGACTACACGTTGGTGCTGTAATTGTTAAAGATGATACTGTTATTAGTTATGGCTACAATGGTATGCCTGCAGGCTGGGATAACAACTGCGAGGACATCGTCTGGGATCCAGGTGCAGGCGGTTGGTTAGATCCGGAAGAGTTCGAAGCACAATATCCATATGAGGGCTGGCACGAAGAAGCAGGACGCAATGTTCGGTATGGTTTAAAAACTAAACCTGAGGTATTACATGCCGAATCAAACGCTATTGCAAAACTGGCAAAGTCTAACAACAGTGGTAGTGGGGCTGATCTGTTTGTTACTCATATGCCTTGTCTCGACTGTGCCAAGCTCATTTATCAGTCTGGCATTAGTCGTGTGTGGTATGGTGCTAACTATAGAGATGATTCGGGAATAAAATTCCTCGAAAAGTCCGGGGTAGAAGTAAAACAGATCAAGGAAGAACAATGACCGCACGTTATATGATTGTAACTTATGTTAAGAAACCCAACGGCAAATGGGATGAACTAACAGAGTTTAAAAATAATCTAAGAATGAAACACATACAATCTGCTAAAGTCATTTTAGACTTTAAAGAGAAAAAATGTGTAGTAAACGGCCTTAACAAAGAAGCCGGCTACGACGATATGCTAGAATTTTATAAAAGGCTGTTGGGGGATCAGTTGACCCCCCATTTGCCTAAAGATTAAGTATCTCCGTAAATTGCTAATATCTCCTTTACCGCTTCGTGTCTTTCTACGTCACCCACAGTGAAGTGACAGATGTCTACATACCTGTGATTTTCAAAGTTATTATATAACTTCAGGAATTCAAGCAACCCGTTATTGCTAGGGCGGTCAGCCTGCTGTAGATCTCCAGTAACGACCATCTTTGATCCCTGACCTAGTCGTGTTAGCAGCATTTTCATCTGACTAGGTGTTGCGTTTTGCATTTCATCGGCTATAATAACAGCATTTTTAAATGTTCGCCCCCTCATGTAGGCTAAAGGACTAGTTTCGATGATTCCCTCCATAACCATGTGTTCTATCTCTTTAGATGAGTAATTTTCGGCTATAACATCAAAGATAGGCTTGGTCCAAGGCTCCATTTTTTGATTTAGATCCCCGGGTAAAAAGCCATGCTGCTCGTCCACTGAAACCGCTGGTCTTGTAATAACTATTTTAGTAGCATCGCCGTACTTGAGTTGATCTACAGCCCATTGAACCGCTAGCATAGTTTTGCCCGTGCCGGCTGGACCGGTAGCAAATACGATCATCTTTTGAGGATCGTTTAGCTTTAACAGGTAGTTTTCTTGGCTTAGGTTTTTAGGATATAGTTGAACTCGAGGACGTTTTTGATGGGGTTTTTCTACTAATTTAATTACATTTGACGCTTCTTGATAGTGATTAGCGTTCAGTACCGCTGCTCTTTTTCTCTTCATATAAGGTTAGCCCTCCTTTTACGTGTTAGGCACGGACCTCAAACCGTTGTGTCCGTAGCCGAACACAAACGTATTTAACACGAGCTTTAAAAAGTTATGTGTTATGTTTGAAAACTGTCGATAAATACAATTAGGAGAAATCATGGCTGATATTAAAGATATTATTAAAAACATTGAACAAATCTACGGGTCAAATAACAGCTTAAACCTACTAAAAGACTTTGAGCGTGTAATAGACGAACTAGATGTCTATGTCTACGAAAACTGGATAGACGGCGAACTTGTAGAAGGTCCCAAAGAAACTCGTTATTTTGTACAATGTACATTCATGTGGCCCGAAGATAAAATGCCCGAACCACGCGGCGGCAAAAGATTATTAGACTACGGATGCAGGGTTGAATACGGCCAAGACTCTTTTAACAAAGTTCGTAAGATTAAAACACCAGACGATATTAGACCTGGAACAAGAAAAGGTAAAATTGATACTGAAAACATTTGGTTAGTTCGTGTAAGTATGCCTAAGAAATTAATGAACGATATTAATCGAGGTTATAGAAATCTCGACAAGAATAAAGTAGAAGACATACTCACTATGAATGGTGGAGTCAATGCACAAGTTGAACCAGTTGAACAAGGAGCCGCAGATGCAGCAGCACAACCAGCAGCTTAATGAAGGACTTCGTCCTATGGATCTAAAAGATATGATTCATGACACATTGTCAATTGATACTCATAGATCAAAAATGGGCGAAGACCGAGATGTCTGCGTTTTAAGTTTTGTAGTTAAAGATAGAAATCCTGCTAAAGATTTAATGGAATTTATTGAAAAGGGATACGAGTTTGTCTTAGACGCCGATGTGAGCAGCGGAGAAAATAAAGATGGAGAATATTTTGTTTTTGTTGAATTAAGCAGAACTCCAAAATTATCAGAACAAATTAAAGACATCGAATACGGTGTAAAAAAATTAACGTCAATTGATGATTTCAAATTCAAATACTACAAAGACATCGAAGTACATGATCTCCAAGAAGAATTATTATCAAGGATGATTCCTAGCACGCCCGGAGAATATGACGGATTTGTTAATAAAGTTAAAACAGAGAATGTTAAAAAGTTTTTTAGCAAAACACTAATGGATGATCTAACACTTGACGGTAACATAATTACAATTCACAAACCTTTTGATCGTCAGGTTAAACTTAAATGGCTTAATGAAGATGACACACAGCCCGTAGTTGAAGGAGCCATCTCTTTAGATGAAAAATCAACTAGCGAAATTTTTTGGCTTACAAAAGTTCTAGGGGACTATAACATAAACAAATTTGGTGATACGTTTATGTTTACCAACAATGATAGAACTATGTTACTACAAAGGATAGAATAATGAGCGGATTCACATTTAATTTTACCAGAGATCAGCTGGCTCAGATGATCCCTAAAAACCCTTACATTGATCATTGGTTTGAAGCCTTAAATGAAATACTTCCCGAATATGAAATTAATACTCCTCAGCGTGTAGCAGCTTTCTTAGCTCAATGTGCTCACGAAAGCGGAGGTTTTGTATTCTTAAAAGAAAACTTAAATTATAAAGCAGCAAGTCTACGCAGAGTGTTTCCGAAGTATTTTACAGACGACGCAACAGCGGCAGCATATGCCATGCAGCCAGAAAAAATTGCCAACAGAGTTTATGCTAATCGTATGGGCAACGGCGACGAAGCAAGCGGCGACGGATGGCGTTACTGCGGGCGTGGACTAATTCAACTAACTGGCAAAAACAACTACACATTTTTTGCAGCTAGTTTAGATATTCCAGTTGAAGAAGCTAGTGAATATTTACAGACCTTTGAAGGTGCTGTACAGTCGGCCTGTTTCTTTTGGGAACAAAATAAACTTAACCAGTGGGCAGACGCTGGCGATATCCTAACACTAACAAAAAGAATTAACGGTGGAACTATTGGCTTAGAGGATAGACAGAAGCATTACAATCACGCTCTGCACATCTTCGGAGTATAAAATGTTTTCTTGGTTAATAGATGCTGTCCTAAGTTCAATTCCAGCCTGGATGTGGTTGGCAGGGGCTGGGGCAGGTCTTATTGCTTTTTTCTTTGCCAGCATCTTTAGTCATTTTCCACCACTTAAACCTTATATGATGTTTGTCAAACCTCTTGGCGGTTTGGCAGCACTTGTCTGTGTGTTTATGTATGGCGGTAGTGGTGTACAGGCAATGTGGGAAGAAAAAGTACGCCTAGCACAAGAAGAAGCTGACCGTAAGGCGGCAATGGCCCAACAACTAAACAAGGATCTAGAAAAAGAACGTAAAAAGAAAGCCGAAGTACGTGTTGAGTATAGAGATAGAATTCGAACTGAAATTAAAGAAGTTGAAAAAATTATCGATGCTAAATGTGAAGTTGATCCAAAAGCTATTGAACTTTTAAACAAGGCTTCTAAGAATCCGGAGAAGGCAAAATGAAATATCTAATATTGCTTGCTCCTATTTTGTTAACTGGTTGTTTGTTTAAAGATCCTGTACCTGTCAAACAAGTATGGCCGGATGTACCTAAAGAATTACTAGAAGCTTGTCCTGATCTTAAACAAATGGATCCGGACAAGAATAAACTAAGTGATATTATTACAGTTGTGAGCGAAAATTATGCCACATACTACGACTGCAAATCTAAAGTTGATGATTGGATAGTCTGGTATAAAGGGCAGAAAAAGATCTATGAGGAAAAATAAATGAGCTTCATTAGAAAACTTGAAGAAGCCGCAGCTAAAAAACTAAGAAGAATATTTCTTGCTGCTGACAAACGAGCAGAATACGCAGCCAACGATATTGTAAAATTAGAAAATGAACTAGCATCAGCAAAAGTCAAAGCTGTAGAAGAAGCTAGACTAGCTCTCGAGGCAGCTACTAGAGCAGCAGAAAAAGCACAAAAAGTTGCACAAGAGCTAATGCTGGAAGTTAGGGCCTGCGAAGAACGTTTAAAGCACCACGAAGAAATATTGGATAAATCCAATAAATAAACATAGCATTTAAAAGGAGCGATAGATGGCAATTCAAGATACAATTTTAAAAATGATCAATAAGGAACCTAAAGATCCCGATGCTCCTAAGCCGCCAGCAGGATCACGTAGTGAAAGAGAAGCAAAGATTAAAGACAAAGCAGGTATGGTTATTTCTGTATTTGCCTTATTCCTAGCAGTTAACAGTTGGTACGGTGGTAAATTATCTAGCACAGTATTAAACAATACTCTAGGTGCTAACAATGCTTGGGCACAATATCAAGCAAAGAACAATCGTCTAGTCAGTTACGAGATTGCCAGTAAAACAACTAGCGATCCTAAATTAAAAGCAGAATTTAAATCCGAAGCAGAACGTATGGATGCCGATAAAAAAGAAATTGCTGTTAATGCACGTAAAATGGAGCACGAACGCGAAGTGGCTAAAAAATCTAGTCCATGGATTGGCTATGCTTCAACTGCTTATCAATTGGCCATTGTTGTTCTATCAGCAAGTATTCTTGCTGTAAGTATGCCAATGTTTTGGGCGAGTTTTGGTGTAGCAGCCATAGGAGTGGGATTAAGTTTAAACGGATTATTTTTATTCTTTTAAAAGATAATAGGAGCGACAAATGAGCGAAGAAACAAAAATGAGTGCTTCTGAAAAGAAGAAAGAAGATTGGATGAATGCCAAGTGGCGTCCAATGATGGGTTGGATGTACATGTTGGTCTGTACTATGGACATGGTAGTATTTCCTGTATTATGGAGTTTATTACAAACTATGACCCATACACAGATTACACAATGGCAACCCTTAACACTTCAGGGGGCAGGCCTATTTCACATTGCTATGGGAGCTGTATTAGGTATTGCAGCGTTTGGTCGTACACAAGAAAAATTAAATGGAGCAAACAATGGAGGAGCACAATTACCATCAGGTCAGCCAGCAGCATTTGGCGTACCTTCAGCAGTACCAGCGTCCGGCGGCTTTGGTGCCACAGCATCAGGCGGGTTCGGAGCAGTACCAGCGTCAACAGGCTTTGGCGGAGGCGGCTTTGGAAGCGTATCTAATTCTCCAGCACAAGTAACCACAGGCTTTGGTGGCAAGCCTGCACCAATGCAACCACAACAACCAGCTATATAAGGAGCGATTATGAAACATGTAATTTTTGTAGCAGGACTAGCACTTACACTAGGTTTTCCTGTACAGGCTAAAGAAGAAACCAAAGCAGAAACTAAAAAAGTCTGTGTAGATGTACAAGGAAAAGATGGCAAACCAGTCATTGATCCAAAGACTAAACAGCCCAAGCAAGAATGTAAAGAAGTCAAAAAACATAAAAAACACGAGGCAACCGAAGTACCTGTCAAGAAATAATAATTTCATAGGCAAATGGTATTAAATATAAGGCTGCTTGACGCAGCCTTTTCCTTCATATATAATAAACTATGGACTACTATGCAACACTAGGCGTTGGAAGAAACGCATCAGATGATGAAATAAAAAAAGCCTACAGAAAATTGGCCATGAAGCATCACCCCGACCGAGGCGGTGACGAAGCTACATTTAAAAAAATAAGCGAAGCATATGATGTGTTGTCCGATCCTAAGAAAAAAGAAATTTTTGATCTTGGGGGCGATCCTAAAAATCAAAACGCAGGACAATGGGGTAATAGTTTTAATCAGGGACCGTTTGAATTTCACTTTGGGGGCGGCCCCGGAATGGAAGACATATTTGATAGATTTGGTTTTGGATTTGGATCTCGGCCTGCAAGGAAAAACAAAACTTTAAATATTAACATTAATATTACATTAGAAGACGTTTTAAATGGTAAAGAGCTTAATGCCGAAATAACGATACCTAATACGGGCAAGCGTAAAATGATTAACATTTCTATTCCTCCGGGTATAGAACACGGTCAGCAAATTCGTTATGAAGGCATGGGCGACGATTCTATGAAAGAATTTAGGCCGGGAGATTTAATTGTTAACATTAATGTATTACCTCATACTAAATTTAGAAGAGAGGGTCCAAATCTTATATTTGAAAAAACTGTTTCAGTGTGGGATGCCCTATTGGGTAGTAGTATCGACATTGATACTATTGACGGGAAGAAATTGAATATAAACGTGCCTGCTGGCACGCAACCAAATACAGTTTTAAGTTGCAGAGGAGAAGGCCTGCCAGTCATCCGAACTAGAGCAAGAGGAAATCTTTTAGTTAATATCAAAGTTGAAATTCCTAGAAACTTATCTGAAGATACTAAAAATAAAATTAAAAATATAAGGAATGAAATATAATATGTTGACAACATATTATAAATTAAGTTAAAATAAACAAACCAAGGAAACAAACACAATATGATTGAACCTAGTCAAAAACTACAATCTATTTTTGAAAACTCTATTCATTTAGCAAAAAAATTAGATCACGAATACATTACACTGGAACATCTAGTCTATAGTATAATGTGCGATGCCGACAGTTTTAATCAAATTACCGAATTTGGTGCTGACGCTAAATTCATTAAAGAAAATTTAGAAAATTATCTTAAGAACAATCTTAACGATATTAAATCTCCAAACGCAAAGCCCAAGAAAACCCATAGCATCGAACGAATGCTTAATCGCTGTTTTAGTCAAGTATTATTCAGCGGTCGTCAAAGAATGGAAGTATTTGACGTTATTATTAGTGTACTCAACGAAAAAAACAGTTTTGCATTCTATTTCCTCACTAAAGGCGGAATCACTAAAGAAAAATTTATTCAGCATTTTCAAGAAATGCTTTCTGGTAACGAAGAAGAACAAGAACATCCTGTGGCAAATCCTAATCAAATTGAACGTGTTATTAATCAGTTCTGTACAAATCTTAGCCTTTTGGCCAAACAAAGAAAACTTGATCCTGTTATTGGCCGCGATGAAGAAATTGAAAATATTCAACTAGTTCTTGCTCGTCGTAACAAGTGTAACGTGCTGATGGTGGGTGAGCCTGGCGTAGGTAAGACTGCTATTGCAGAAGGCATTGCCCGCAAGATCTTTGAAAAGAAAGTACCTAAGTTCATTCAAGACCATCAGGTCTATACCTTAGATATTAGTGCCTTACTTGCAGGATCAAAGTATCGTGGTGACTTTGAAGAACGTATCAAAGCAGTTCTAGCCGCACTGGAACGTAAAGGCAAAATCATTCTTTTCATTGACGAAGCACATATGATGCAGGGTGCGGGTGCAGCCAATCAAAGTTCAAACGATTT